GGAAACCGAACCGTTTCAACCAGCGCAACGATTACGACAGGGACGATTCCTAATCTTACCGCTGGAACAACCACATCGACTGCGGCCACGATTACAACTGGAACGATTCCAACGCTTACGGCTGGGACCACAACCGGTACAGCAGGTATATTTACATCCGGAACGGTTGCCACACTTAACAGCACAACTGGAACGATTGGCAATCTGTCAACCACCCTTGCTGGTGATATGACAATCAGCCAAGGGACGGCAACGGCTGGAACAAGGGTTGCGGTTCTTAACACTGCCCAGCAATACAGCCGAGCGCATAACTTTGCTGCCACAACGTTGACCATTACCAGCGGAACTGTTCCATGGGATTTGTCGCAGAACCAAGTTGCCACGCTCACCGTGACAACCAATTCGACCATGAATACTCCCACCAACCCGCAGGCTGGATCGACCTATGTGATGATTGTCACGCAGGGCACAGGAGGTTCAAACACACTTTCATTCTCAACCGCCTATAAGTTTCCAAGCGGAACAGTTCCTTCTCTATCCACCGGCTCATCGCAGGTTGATGTATTGTCTTTCGTTTCGAACGGCACCGTGCTATACGGCGTATCCAGCCAGAACTTCTCGTAAACCTCCATGCCCTGGCCTGTCCATCCAAACGGCCTGCTTGGAGCGCAAGGCGGTGATAATGATACCTACCAGATAAGCCGTAGCTTGCGGTTTAATTCGGCTGATTCGGCGTATTTAAGCAGGACTCCAACTGTTAACGGAAATCAAAAAACAGCAACTTTAAGTTTGTGGGTAAAAAAAACAAAGTCTACTCCTGTCGCAAGATACAGCATACTAACAGATAGTGTAGGAAGTGGATCTATAGCTTGGTTATTTTTCAATTCTTCTGATCAACTTCAGTTTTATATAAATGGAGCAGGTGATGGACTAACTTCGTCAGCAGTGTATAGGGATCCCTCTGCGTGGTATCATATTGTGTGCGCAATAGATACAACACAAGCAACAAACACAAACAGAATTAAATTGTATGTAAACGGAAATCAAATTACCCAATTTAGCGGTACAACCACATATTATGGCCAAGATGCCACACCTCAAATTAACATAACCTCGCGTGAAATGCGTTTAGGTCAAGCTGGTTCAGATACTTTTGATGGATATATGGCTGAGTGTTATTGGATTGACGGCCAAGCCCTGACCCCATCTTCCTTCGGCGAAACCGATGCAATCACAGGCCGCTGGAAGGCCAAGGCATATAGCGGGACGTATGGGACGAATGGGTTTTATTTGAAGTTTGCTGATAACAGCGGAACGACTGCAACCACGCTTGGCAAGGATTCTGCTGGAACAAACAACTGGACTCCGAACAACTTCTCCGTCACCGCAGGCGTGGGCAACGACAGCCTTGTTGATTCTCCCACAAATTATGGAACGGATAGCTATAGCACTTCGGTTGATAATGCGAGGGGTTGCTACTGCACGCTAAATCCAATTCATTTGGCTGGCGCAACGTTATCCAATGGAAATCTTTCAGCCACCTGCCCAACTGGAACAACTTATTATTTTGCAAGGGGTACATTCGGAATACCCCAAACTGGAAAGTGGTATTGGGAAACAACAATAACAACAGTTGGTTTATATCCAGTTGTAGGTGTTGTTGCGGCAACAAACCAAGAGGTATCAGCATCTGATTCATATGTAGGAAAAACAACAAATAGTGCTGGATGGTTTGGAACAATAGATGCAATTTATGTCAATGGCTCTGCTTTTGTAAGTAGCCTTCCCTCGTTATCGAATGGCGATGTAATTATGTGCGCAGTATCGGATAATAAGGTTTATCTAGGAAGAAATGGAACATGGGCAAATAGCGGCAATCCTATTACTGGAACTGGATCCGTATTGACAGCAACGGCAGATTTGATTCCAGCAATTACGGTTCGAGGTACACCTACCGCACCAGTTCTTGACCTAAACTTCGGCCAACGCCCATTTGCCTACACTGCCCCTGCTGGCTTTAAGGCTCTTTGCACGACCAACCTAACAACTCCGACAATCAAGAAGCCGAGTAGTTATATGGATGTGGTGACGTATACTGGAACAGGCGCATCAAACTCAATCTCCAGCCTTGGATTTAGCCCCGATTTGGTGTGGATAAAGAATCGCGGAGGAGCAACTAGCCATGCGCTTTATGATACAACAAGAGGAACTGGATCGCAGCTTTCAAGCGACACAACTGGAGACGAGGCAACAAGTTCAACTGGACTTACTGCGTTTGGTTCTAATGGATTTACAATTGGAACAAGTACGCTTGTAAATACCAGCGGTACGCAGTATGTCGCCTGGGCTTGGGATGAGTCACCGCAGGATGGGTTTGATATTGTCAGCTACACAGGAAATGGAGCAAACCGAACAATAAATCACAACCTTGGCGTTGCCCCAAAGATGCTTATTGTTAAGGCCAGAACAACTGCTGGAGCAGACCAAGGCTGGCCTGTGTGGCATACTTCTATTGCCAACACTACTTACCTTCAATTAAACTCTACTTCAGCTACAGCCACAGGCGCAGACTACTGGAACTCAACTAGCCCAACATCCAGCGTGTTCTCGGTTGGAGCAAATGCAGCAGTCAATACGAACGCAGATACATACATCGCCTACTGCTTCTCCGAAATCGAAGGCTACTCCAAGTTTGGAAGCTACACAGGCAACGGGTTGAGTGATGGGCCGTTTGTGTGGTGCGGGTTTAGGCCGAGGTTGGTGATGATTAAGGCATCATCACTTGCATCAACTAATTGGATTATGTTCGATGCAGCAAGAGGAACATATAATCAAATAAATGACCATTTAGGAGCAAATACAAGTTCTGCTGAAAATTTTCAAACAAATGAATCAATAGATGTAATATCAAGTGGAATAAAAATACGCAATACTAATAATGATATAAATGGATCTGGATACACCTACATCTTCGCCGCCTTCGCCGAAGCCCCTTTCAAATACGCAAGAGCTAGATAAGGAGTAACTATGTGGATTACATCAACCAATAACATTATCAACCAACCTCAAGGCATCCGCATTGGCGATGTGAACCATCCAGCCAGTATTTTCTGGTGTTGGAGCAAAGAGCAACTTGCCCAGGTTGGCATTAAGCCTTATACTCCAGCCAGCGTTCCGGAAGGTTATCGAGTCACCGGCGCGTACACCGAGGAGATTGATGGTGAGGTTTTTGAAAGGTTTAACCTTGAACCAATACCAGCACCGGAACCCGCGCCACAGGAGCCAGTAAATGACCCTATCTGAAATAGCCCAATTCGCAGGTGAGAAAGTCGGCAAGACCGACTCCGACACCTTAACCTTCCTACAAAAAGCCGCAAGCTTGGCTTACCGTAGGGTATGGAACTTTGCACCCTGGCGCGAGAGCGTTACTAGCTCAACTTATTCGGTTGGAACCAATCGTACCATTACCCTTGGAACCAATGTAGAAACCCCGCTATCGGTTTCCTACGATCAATCTGAAGTAGACCCGATTGATTTGGCAACCATCATCAGTAAGGATGCGGATTTGCTTGAGGAGACCAGAACCGGAACTCCTGTGCTTTATCACTTTACAGGTCGCAACACCAGCGGGATTGCACAGCTTGATCTTTACCCAAGGCTGGCCACGGCTGGAACGGAAACATTGCGTGTGGTTGAGAAGCTTAAATGTCTAACCCGCACCAACATTGTCGTTGATTTCCCGCCAGCTACTAACGCCTTGGATGACGAGCTTCGCCTTCCACATGTTCACCATGTTGTGCTCGCACTTACCCATGCTGATGCGCTAGAGCGCGAGAGGCAGTATGCCAAGGCGCAATCAGTTGTGCAGGCCGCCAATGCAGACCTTGCGGCGATGGCCAGCTACGAACTCAGCCAGGTTGGTGGGGTAAAACAGATCACTCCGGTCAGCCTTGGCGATTTGATGACCGAAGAAATTACGGCTGCTTAACGTGGGATATTATAGCAACAACCTAGACGACCTGCTGTCGTTTGACGGCATCCGCAGTTTTGCGGGTGGTCAAGCCAGCGGTCTGCAATCAGACTTGTTGGCTGAGAACCAGGTTCGTGAATTGTCGAACATGACATTGTCACCCAAGGGAAGTCTGGAGACTAGGCGCGGGGTAAGCAGTTTTTGCACCACTGCAACCAGCCAGGAAGGTTCGATTGGCGGGATGCGGTATTATGACACGGCTGCAACCGAAAGGCTTGTCACGGTTACGCAAGGACGAGTGTATACAATTAACTCGAATGGGTCAGCAGATATTCACCCAGCAGATGATACTTGGTCGCAAGCAACAAGGACATGGGGATCTGAGGCACGGAATTGGGCTGACGGATTTTCATCCGCAATAGATGCCCAGGTCAAAATGGCGCAGTTTAACGACAAGATGTACATGGCTGATGGTGATGGAGACCTTTATTATTACGATGGAAGTATTGTTACAAGACAAGCTGGAAAGGTTAGGGCAATCACGGTTACAACGGCTGGGTCTGGATACACCAGCGCAACGGCTATTGTCACAGGACCGCAGTGGGGCGGCACATATCCTCAGTTAATAACCACCGTTGCAGGTGGTGCAGTAACCGGAGTAACCGTTGTCGATGGAGGATCTGGGTATAGCTCCGCGCCAACCGTAACAATCATTGGAGATGGCTCTGGGGCAACTGCCACGGCAACCGTAAGCCCACCTCCAAGCAATCTTAGGCTTTTAATCAATACTGGTAACCGGCTATTTGGAGTTGGATCTGGATCGCAAAGAAACACGCTTTACGCATCCGACATCTTGGATGCTTCGGTTTGGGATTCAGCCAATAGTTCAGTCATCAACGGTGATGACGGCGATGAAATTGTGGCTATTGTTGCCTACTACCAGAACCGAATCATCGTCTTCAAGAAACGGCGCATATTCCAGGTGACAATCCCGCCGGACATGACCACGGCTGCGGATTGGACGATTGAGCTTATTTCAAACAACATTGGATGCGTGGCCGAGGCTACGGCTGTGCAGGTCAACTCCGACATATTCTTCCTGTCCGATGATGGCATTAGGTCGCTGATTAGGTCTGCCGCTGACGACTTCACATCGGTTGGATTGCCAATTTCAGAGGTTGTTAAGGATGTGATTCAATCCATCAACACCGCCAAGATTGGTGTATGTACTGCCCATTTCTACGATAATCGGTATCTGCTTGCCTTTCCCAGCGAAGCTAATGACGTTAATGACACTATCCTTGTTTACAATGCCGTGCTACAGGCTTTTGAGGGAACTTGGACTCCGAATGTCATGCAGTTTGCGTTGACCAACTTTCAAGATGAAGGCGTAAGGTTGATGCTGAAAACCACCACTGGTCAAATCAACAAGTACAGCGGATACAAAACACCGGCACAGGTAACAACCGCAGACTACCAGGATGCAGGCGTAAATTACGAGTCCTATGTCCGCACCAAGGACTTTAACTTTGGCGATCCCTTCTCGGCCAAGTATGGCAGTCACTTTGAGGTTATCTTTGATGACTCCTATTCAACCGATGCGTCCGTCTCAATCCAGCGTGATATTGATGTTGGGGATATTGATGTCCAGCCAAACTTAAACATATCCAGCGCGGCTTTGACCTTGCCATTTACTCTTCCAGCCGTCCTTCCCACATCAGTCAAGAAAAGGCTTGCCAGCGACCTTCGGACATACGAGAAGTGGAGGTTACTTAACATCAAGATCACCAGCGCGGCCAATAAGATGGCCATCCGCCAGATCACGGCTGCTGCCAATCCTGACACCATTGAGGTACAAAAGAGCCTATGACCGCTATGGAATATGTTGAGGCATCCGGTGTTCCAGAATCTAGGTGGCCTAATTTTAAGGAATGGTTTTCTTGGTATGAAAGAAATAATCTTGTTGGAGTTGTCAAAGATGGAGATGAGATTGTTGGAGTGGCTGTTGCTAGGGCAGTTGACGGATCGCAAGAGGTTAAGCATTATACACATAAGCCAGATGGAGATACTGCATTCGTGGACTTGACTGTGACATGTATTGATGGTAAACCTAATGCCCGTAGCCATTTGGCTATGAAACGCCTGCTGTCTATCCTTTGGGATGAACTTGGCCCCCGCAGGAGCCTAATATTCAACCGTAACGGAGTTAGGAAACAATACGATTATATGAAGTTTATGCGAAAGGCTATGGCTTAATATGGGTGGAAGTCCTAAAATTCCAGCACCTCCTCCGCCTCCCGATCCGGCGGCTGTGGCACAGGCCAACGCTGCTGCTTACAGGGAAAATGTTCAGACCTATATTGATAAGTCACCGGAAATGGCCGCGCTTGAAAACAAGCTTCGTATCCAATATATGCCCCAACAGCGTTCCTTAGAACGCCAGCTTTCGGCCCTTGACCAACAGGCGGCTGCTCTATCTAGCCTACAGATGGAGCGTCAATACGGCCCACAACGCACCCTAGAGGGATTACGCCGATCCTACGAACAAAGCCCCCAGGCGTATGCTTTGAATCGTGGATTAGGCCAGCAGATGACCCAGCAGTTTGCGCGTCTTTATGGGGCATCGCCTTATGGTGCGGTTGAGCCTAATGTTGCCTTTGCTCCTCGCAACATGCCACCACAGGACATTTATGGGACGATTGGCACCAATATTTCCAATCCATCGCTACAAGGTTAAGCATGACTCCGCACACAGACAGCAGACCAACAAGATATAGGGTTAATGAAGATGGAACAATCGACACACTTCAAGGATGGACGCAAAGAATAAATAATGGTGTTGACCAAGATGATTTTTCAAGGTCTGCAGAAAACTTTGATAATCGTTCATCACAATATCCATATACAGATTTTAATTCTGCACAACAATTAGCAAATAAAAAACTTGGAGAATCTGTTAAAAAATTAAGGGAAGAATACGATCAAAAGCTTTCAAAAGATATACAATATAAAGCCCTTGCGGAACAAATTGCATCTATTGCCGGAACATCGCAACCAGGACAAACCATAGCTCAACCCAATATGGCACAATCACCAGCAGTCATGGCATTGGGATCATCTGGCAATTTCGGAGCATCCGATCTTGCCAATAAATTAAACTACCAAGTATCAGATGCCCAAATCTTAAACGATTACAATACCAGCAAGCTTGGCAGTCTTAACTCCGTGGTTGATCGTGGCAATGCCCAGATTGCTGGAATCCAAGAACGCCTTAATACCGCGCAAAATTTGCTCGAACAGCTTCCTTCCGGTGATGCTCGCCGTGCATCCAGCCAGGTTTATGTCAATCAGTTGAAGTCCGACCTAGCCAGCGTGCAGAGCGCGGTTACGGATGCAACACAGCAAATCAAGGATTTCAAACCCATTGCCGTTGGATCACCAGAAGCCGCCAGCCAAATCACCTCTTTCCGCGAATATCTTCAGTTACCCGAAGAGCGTGCTACCCAGCAGTTGCGCCAGATTGATCCAGAATCCTACAGGACTGCGGTTGGCCTTGGTCGTCAATATCGCCAAATGGCAACCCAGCCCCTTGGCGCAACCACCACCCAGCAGACAGAAGACCTTCGCAACACCATTGAGCAGGAAGCATTGAATCAGCTTCGCCTTGGCTCGACCTTGGGAGCCGAGGAAAGGCGTGGATACGAACAGGCCATCCGTGGCGCACAAACTGCCCGTGGCAACATATTCGGTCTTGGACCGGCAGTGCAAGAAGCAGCACAGATTGGTGCCGCCGGTGAACAACGCAAGCTTGCGCGTTACGGGGCGGCGCAGCAATTCCTTGGTTCTGGCGAGACAACCGGAGCGCAAGCCGCAAGGGATCTTGCCTTGCGCGATACCTTGCAACAGGCACGTCTTGGTGCCGCTGCCAACTTTATCGGTGGCGGACCTTCGCTCTACAACCTCGGCCAAGCACGCACTGGCGCACAGCAGTCGGCGTTCCAGAACTACATCCAAGCCAACCAAACATTGCCTGGTCAGTTTGGACAGGCTCCAAGTACGGCACAGCCGTTCTATCAGGCGGTGGATCAAAGCATACCAGT